GGTATTCCCAAAAACTGCATTGCCTGAGTATTTGCAGGAGTGAATTCAAATTCAAATGAAGTAGTATAAGAAACTGCAACATTAGCAATATCAAATATATCTGAAATTTGCTTTGTAAATTTTGTGTTTGTTGATTTTGGTAAATCAATTAAATTATTATTTATGATTAATTCGACCATAACAAAGAAGGATTGAATCTGTAATTTAAATCTAATTGCAGATTTACAGAATAAGCTTTTTTAACATTGTCAATTTCAACTGAATTTGATTTTACGAATATCTTTTCCCATTGTGCATTTCGATACAAATAAACATCCTGAGAAACAATTAAATCATTTATGTACTGTTTGTATGGTTGTGGTATTTTTGAATAAACTGATAGCTCACTTCTGCTTTCTGCTCCTAAATCTAAAAGCTTGTTTGTTGAATCAATTAAGGTTCCGATTCCAGTGCCGGTTTCTTTGTTTGAAAAACTTTCGAAAAGCCAATATGAATATCCGCCATTTTGGTTTAAGAATTTTATGTATTGATTATTGCAACCTTTAACGCGTCTGTAATCAATCCCGGTAACATCTGCTAATCCTAAAATTGAAATTGAATAATTTGGGTTTAAATAATAATCGTTTATCGGATAACCTGCCCATACAGGAAGCTGTGAAGCAAGTCTTAATGTTTGGTTTGGTGTTGCTGTTTGGTTTACATTGTTTACACGCCTACCGCCTCTAACAAAGTCTTTAGTAAAGTTTATGCTTGTGCCGTCATTAGAAGTAATTGTAATTCTAATTTTAGTATAGTTTTTATCTATACCATTTGGAACATCGAATAACCCCTTTACTACTGATTGGATATTTACAAAAGCTTTGTTGTTCTGGTCAGCGTAACATGTAAATGTACTGCTTACTTTTCCATTAGATAAATTCTGTAATACAACATTAAAATAACGCACAAGGTTATCAGCTGAAATTGTAAACCAAATTTCATTGTTGATTAAATAACCGTTCTGATTTAAATCATGAGAAATTATCATCTATCTGCTTTCTTAAAATTAAAGTTATTTCTGCTGTTAATGCTTGGCCTAAATTAGTGTAAATATACTGCTTTACTTCATTTGAATTTAGTATTTCTAATAAATCAGTTCCTTCTGGATAAAATCGTGTTCCTTCATTTCCTATTTTAGTCGCTACTGCGAAAGCTATTGACAAAGCTTCTTGTCCTCCTATTCCAAATTTTGCGTTTACCCAAGGCAATAATGCACTTACTGGCGGTCTTCTTCCTGGAGCGCGTCCATTAGCTAAAAAATAGGTGTAATCCGCACCCCAAATCTCTCCGCGTCCTTCAACAATTCTAGGCTGTATTGTGTTTAGCCATTCGCCTGTTGAATTCATTCCTAATTCAATAAACTTCGGCTTAAGGAAATTATCAATAACTCCTTGCAAAACGTTTAGATATAATTCTTCGCTTATTTGAATTGTTGTTTCGTTAGCCATTGCTTAATTCTTCAAAAGAAACAAAACCTCTATAACAACTCTTTATTTCTTCTACCTTGTTTTCTTTTGGAAAAAATAACCAGCTAGCGGAAACTGACCAAGAATAATTTTGCCAAATATTTATACATTCTGGCAATGTGAAATATATTTTTTCTTTTTGCAATAATTCTTTCTGTAAGTCAAACAGATTATCTAAATCAGTAATATCATAAAACATATCGTCATAATTGAATCCATTTTCTTCTATTTTAATCATAGCCTATTTATTAATTGTGAAACTGTAATTAATCTTCCATCCATTCCAATTACTATCTAAATAATTATGAACCAATGTAGCATCTCCATTCTGTCTAACCTCAATTTTATAACCTAGTATCTCACAATAATCTAAAATATTATCACAGCCTAAACATTGAATAATAGGATAAAAAACAGTATTCCATTTGCTTTCAGTAACTGGATATTCTTTTTGTTCGTTATAATTATTTATTCCTAAATCTTTTTGAATCACAGCGTACAAAGTAAAATTCCAAATGCATTTTGATGATTGCTGTAATTGAGTAATTGAATTAATTACTTTGTCTTCACGAAACTTTACATCGGTCATAAAAATGTTTACGCAGCAAGTTTCTGATTCTGTAGCGTTAATTTGTGAATTAACTAAAGGCGCGCTAAATTCAAAGCACAAACCGCACTTTTCATCTTCGTTCCATTTGTTTATCTGATCCTGCCAGAATTTTACTAAATCAAACATTATTATAAATATCTAAAAGCACCGTGAGATGCAGTTAAATTAATATTACCCGAATGCTTAGAAGCTGTTTCTAAAAACGATGTATCAACATATTTATAAGAATGGAATAAAAAAGGTATACCATCTAAATAAAATATTCTTGATTGATCTTGAAAATCATATTTTATCGTAACATGTTCTTTTATAAAACCATTAAAATCTTCATCATTTGTAAAAACTAGACATCTTCCTTCTAAAGCTGTTTTAATTATATTATAAATAATTTCACTTATTTCGTTTAATACAATACAACCTGGTATGTTCATTAAATATAATTTATCATTTATGTATTCTTTATTCCCTTTTAAAATATCTGGAATTTTAATTGAGTTTATTAATTGAATTTCTTTTTCTTTTAATTCTAAAGAATCATTTACAAATTTATAAAGCCTTTCAGTCGCTTCTTCTGCTGTACAATTTTCAATACAACATTTAATACATTCTTTTAGGTCAATCATAATCATTTGTTTTTGGTTTATTTCTGTTTTGCTAACTTCTCAGTTATTTCACTCATTATTATATCTCTATATTGAATATCAAATATTAAACTGTATCTTAAATTTTTTACTTCTTCATGCTTGTAGCCGTATGTTTTTGCAAAATGGTCTATAGTATTCATTATTCCTATTTGATTTAATCTATGTATTCCAGCTTGAACCATTTTAGCATTTGGTGAAGAAACCAAATAAGTTTTTTCTAATTCTTGAATAGTATTCATTTCGTCTTTAATCCAAAGAATAAACCCAACTGCTTTTTTTAATGGTATTTGATGAATGTCATTTACAAAAACATTTATTCCTCTTTCCTTAAGCATCAAATAAAACAATTTATCAAATTCTCCTTTTAAACAAAGCTCAGGAATTGTTTCTTTAATCATTCCCCATGAAGAATAAATTAAGCTTTCGAAATCAAAGTTAAGCAAAATAGAAGTTCTTTTTCCATTTTTAACCAAAAAATTGAAGTCTTCGTTTGATATTGAGTTTAATGCGTCATTCATGGTACGAGCTTGTTCTTACTTTTGATTTAGGTTTTAATTCGAAATACATGCGCATTGTAAATGCATCTAACTTATCTGGAGAATGTCCGATCAATTCTTTTATCTTAGCTTTTGGCAATAACTGAATCTTGCCTTCTTTGTCTAATTCATAGGATTGTAAGCACTCAAACTCTTTTATTATTTCTGATCTGTCTAATTCTGTATCAAAGTACATCCCTCCTTCATTTACTAATTTTGCCAATTCGTAACCGCATTCACTTTTAAGGTTCTTGTAGTTTTGGCTTTTAATTGGCTTTGATCCGTTATTGAACGGCTTGGCACCTTTAAGATATCCCAATAAAAAAGAACCTAATCCATCTGCATCATAAACAATGTTTGAACGCATCACTTTATATTTTTCTGCAGTTGCTTTTAAAAGTTCTTCAACTTCTTTTGCATCACACTTATCAACCTCAATCAATTCAACAACTCTAAATCCTTCCCAAACGATAACAATAAATTTATCTGATCCATGCAAAGCGATATCCGCGGTAATGTACATTTGTCCTTTATCAACAAAACTATTAGTCCATAAAGAATTAATTGCATCATAGCTGCATAGTTGATCATCGCTTTCCTGTTCTTCTGCCAAATACAATTGTTTGAATATTTTATCTGGCAAATCTTTTTGTGCTTGTAATATTTCAGATTCCGCTAAAATACCTTCTTTTACTGCATCCCAAGCTGTTATTTTAAAATATGAATACTCTTTATCGTTTTTTGCCTTTTCTTTTAACTGGTGCATCCAATTTGCCACACCTCCGAAATTACCTATAAGCTTCATTTTACCCCCTGTTGCGGTTAGAGTAGAACGTAAGGCATAAAATGCAGATGCTCTCGCTCTAGGAGCTTCATCGAATACACAGCTATAAACATCTTCTCCGAATAAGTTATCAGGCTTTTCAGCTGATTTAAAATGAATATGTGTTCCTATTGGAGTTGTGATAATTAAATTACTTTCATTTATTTTATAAAGTCCTGTTTTAGAAACTTTAGCTTTCATTCGGTTAAAAGCAATTTTAGCCTGAGCATAAACAGGAGCCACCCACCAATGATTGTAATTTTCTTTATTCCATTCCGCATGAGCCTGTTCATAAATCCACCATATATGAGAAAACGTCTTACCGACTTTGGTAGACGCTTCTGTTATTGTAAACCGGCTGTCATTATAAAGAAATCCTATTTGATAGCTGGTTAGTTTTGGTTTCTTTATAATTATATTCATTAGTCTTCAAATGAAATCAATACTGGTTTATCGCCTCCTTCAATTATCTTAGTTTCTTTATTTCCATACTTAGAAGGATTTAATTTCCCTAGAACCCATTGACGCGCTTCTATCTGTAATTTATTCCTTTGTATTATGTTGTGATTTGTAACTGGTCCATTATCAGTTTCAATTATATCTTCTCCTTGCTTGTCGGCTATTTCAAGTATTTGATCTAATAACAATAATTCTCTACTCTCGCACGCGCGCGCGTATTGTTTTGATTTTTCTTCGTCTTCTTCTAACCAAATGTAAAAAGTTTGACTACTTGGCATTCCATTTGTGTCCAAAGCATAACGCAAAGATTTTCCTGAGGTTATTTCTGAAATAATATAATCAAAACATTCTTGCTTTTTTTCTTCAGAATACGCCATAATGTTATTTTCTAATTATCAAAACTATTTCAACTAATTTTAGTTCGTGGTTTAATATTTCTTTTGCTCTTTTCTCTGAGCATTCAAATTCTTCTCCTTTAAATCTCTTTACATTATCATTTTCTAAATCATGAAAAGGTAAAATTGTTTTTAAAGTGAATCTTTTTATAACAGCTCTTTCCATTTTTCAAATCCTGATTTATGTTCGTGAGTGAATTGTTTTTTGTTTTTAAATATATCTGTTGTAAAATCAGATAAATCTTTTTTTATAATAAATCCATTGGTTTCGTTTATCATTTCTCCTGCGCTAGAATAATCTGTTGTGATTACCGTTGTGCCTAAAACTAAAGCTTCTAATAAAACAAAACCGAATGCTTCGTAATCTGATAGCTGTAAAAGAAAATCAGCGTTCTTGATGTACGGAAATGGATTTTCTAATTTTCCGTGAAACACCCAATTTTTTGGAGCTTGTTTTTTAATTGATTCTTCGTAACTTTTATCATAACCAGAACCTACAATGTTCCATACATAATCAATTCCATCTTTGTTTAATTGTTCAGAGACTTTGAGCATTCTTTCAAAACCTTTTTCTCTTGAAATCCTGGAAACAGTTACTAAGTTAAGCTTTTTTTCTTTTGGTAATTTATTTTTAGCTAATTCATGTATTTTTGAATTAAGCTCGTTGTAAATTAAAATAGATTCCTGATTAATTAATTGTGTATCTAGCTGTGCTTTGCAAACTTGACCAACTGCAATATAATTATCAATTTTTTCTTTTGGAAGCTTAACTTTCATATCAGTTAAACAACCGTGCATCCATCTTAATTCTTTTTTTGCTTTTATTTTATCCTTTTGGCAATATATAGAACAGTAAACGACTGTATCTACTTGTATTGATCTGTGATTTAAATTAATTACATCTGCATATTCAGACATTCTAATTAACATTTCGTGGCTTGAATCGGATGCCGAATACGCTATTGTTATTTTATATTCTGTGTGAAGCTTTTCAATTAAATTTAAAATTGCCACTTCCACACCGCCGATCACGTTTACATGATGATAATAAAAACAAATTGATTTCATATATTTTATTTATTCAAAGTTACAACTTTCCATCAAATAAAAAAACACCTCCGAAATTAAAGAAAGTGTTTTTGAAAATTACCAGTTACGCCAATCATAAAGCATGGTTTTTAACACATTGTGTCCTTTCCTATCTAATGGCATTCCATTTTTATTTAATAAATAACCCCCTTTAGATTTTCTTTCATTACCAAACTTTTTTATGCGCTTTTTCATATTAAACGATTATTTTCTTTTTTAATTGTTGTTCTGCTTCTGATAGAGTTATTTAATCCAAAACTTTCCCCCAAACTCCATTTTTAAATATTGCAGTCTGTTTGTCTCCAAAATTTAAATATCCTTCTTTCCATTCTATTTGGCCGCCAGTAATTAATTCTTCATTAAAAAAACCTAAAGGAGTAATATCAACATATTGGTTTCCGACAAACCCACGCTTAACCGCTTCATTTTTCAAAGCTTCGAATACTTCTTGTTCTGTGGCTTTTCTGTTTATTTTATTTCTCAACATTGCATATATAGTATTATCATTTCTAGAAGAATTAAACCACTCACCTTTCCTGTCTATGCCATAAATTTCATTATTAGAAGATACATAAACTATCCATTTATTTTCAAGAGTGTCTCTAGTTAACCACATTCCTCTTTTCAATTTAACTTCACTTTCAAATGCTTCTGGAAATAATTTTCTTAAAACATGCTGAGTATTTAAACAATGTTCCCTTTCTTTTGAATACTCCTTAATCTGCGATTCCGTAATACTGAATGTTTTTTCTTTGTAGGTTAGAATTTTGGCATATTCATAACTATCTGCATCCCATAATAAAACACTAATTCCTTTGTAAACAGAATAATCTAAATCTATCCAAAAATATCCATTCCATTCATGAATATCTTCTTTTATTTTTTTAGTTATGTTTACTTTTTTAGTATCTCCAACTGGAATTACTTCTTTTACGTTCTTAAAATACTCTTTTACTTCTTCAAGTGTTGGCTTTTTCATTTTTGTTTTATTTAAGTTATTAAAATAATTGTAATTGATTGTTTATTGCGTCCGGCTTGTCTTTTAACTTCCATGCCTCTATATAACCGTTTGGATTGAATTCTACTTTATACCATGGTAAATTGTGATATTCGCATGCAAGCTTGTTGTAAACCATTGTATGAGGATCGTGCCCAAACTTCTCAAACTCTTTAATAAATTCTGTATCATTTTTACGCAGAGCCATTACGTATTCAAAAGCTTCTTCGCGATCGGCAATGTTTGTAAATCCTCGGGCAAAAACAAACATAATCTTATCATAATCCGATAATGACTTAAAATTAAGTTTTGATAGTGTAGCCTGGTCGTAAATCATGACTTTAGTTTTTATACATTCTTAATCCTAAAATAGCTTTATGTTTTATTCCTCTTGCCTTTTTTAATTCGGTTTTTAAATCATCTATTTTCTTTTCGTGATGAATGAATCTAACAAGATCAAGATAATTTGTTTTAGCGAATTTCTCGGCACGTTTTGCGCTTACTTCTGTTCCTAATATTTCAGATACAGCTTCTTTTAAGGTTGTTTTCATCGGTTGCAGTTTTTGATTATCCATATAAATAATGAAACGTATGTAAGAATAGAAATTTAAGCTAATACAGTTAAAAATGTTTTGAAGTAATTTTGTTCTGTTTTCATGATACAAATATTTTTTTCTTTGCTGATTCGGTTAAAACTAAATTATTTTTTACTAAATCTTCAATTGTATTTGCTGTGGTCGAAAATAGTTTTGAACTAATATTATAAGAGAATAGATATTTTTCTTTATCATGCCATATTTGTATTAAATGAGGTGCGTGATGTTCTTTTATATCATAAACATCAAAAAATACTCTTGATTTAGCTTCTTGGTATTCTTTTAACCTTTTTTCATATTCACCAATCCAAATTCCAAAATTTGATTTATTAGGCTCTTTAAAATAATCCACTCACCATTAACAAACTTTGCCGGAACAAACATTCCAAGTGTTAAAGGCTGTTTTAGGAAGTTGGCATAAGAACGTATTCTTTCAAGCTTAGTAACTTCTGCATCATACCACATTATTTGTGATGTATATAGAGTTTCGGTAATTCCTTGATCCAAAACAAAATCAGTCATTGGCTTTAGTTTTTCCATAACGGTAAATATTAAAATTTTGAATGATTCGCTATTGCAAAAGCAACAGTTATTATAATTACAGCTATAATTGCAATTTTTATCTTGGTATTTGTTTTCATGATTATTTAAGTTTTAGGTTATTTTAAAGGGAGGCAGTTAAACCTCCCGTTTTTAATTACTGTCTTTTTTCGTGATTTTCAATATCTTCTAAAAGAGTTATTATTTCTTCTTCAGTATACTCATAAGGAATAAATCTTTTGTCTCCTTTGAATCTTACTTTAAATTCAGTCTTGCTAAATTTAATTTTTTCAATCACTCCGTTCTGTAATAAATTACCAACTAATAAAAAAGCTTCTGTGTACATAATTGTTTTTGGTTTTATATAACTGCTTAGTTGCAATTACAAAACGAATGTACAATACATTTTTGAATTATGTAACAAAAATCAAAACTTTAACATTTTTATTTTTATGTATCGTTCAATTATTGGCTTTAAGACAGTTGGAATACGTATAGTTGTTGTCTCAATACCTTTTGGGCGACCTGCGTTTTCACGTTTACCGCCTCTATTTTCTTTTAATGTTTTCGGTGGATAATTACAATACTTGCAACTTCCAGTAAAACAATTTGCTTCAAAATGAATGCAAGTACAATGTGTTTTCATTTTATTTCGTTTTAAAGTTATTTATTTCCTCCCAAACCATTTTTATAAAGCTATAAGTAACGGTTGTTATGTTGTGTTTTGATTTTAATTCGGCTTTTGATTCTTGGGTTAAATCACGCCAGTATTTTAATTCAGGACGCATTTAAAATAGTTTTTGCTGGCCAATATGGTTTTTAATGCGTTTAATAGCTGCATTATAATAATCAGGATCTAATTCACATGCTGTTAATTCAAAATCATAATCGTGGCAAGCAACAGCAATACTTCCTGAGCCTAAATGAGTATCTAGTCTTTTCATTCCGTTTTTTGCAAACTTTGTTAAAATATGCTTATAAACTTTATAAGGCTTTTCGGTTGGATGAAAGGTGTCTTGTTTATTTAATTGTGCTCTATTTACAGTAAATTGTCTTGTTACTATCGGTAAATTAGTCCAAATCAATTCCCCATCAGACATAGTTAAATCATTTTGACCTTTAAACCAAAATATCCAACTTTTAACTGGATGTAGAAATTCAGTAAAATAATTGCCTCCGAAAACTATTTGATTTTTACTTACTCTAAATAATTCTTTGAAATATTCAGCAGACGGGATTTCATTATCCCAATCTTTTTTTACATGTTCTTTACGATTATGTTTAGGGTTTTTGTTTTTAGATTTTTTTTTTCCATCTATTCCAATTCCATAAGGAGGGTCAACAATAGCCAAATCGAAATAATTATCAGGATAACGAGCCATTAACTGCATGTTATCTTCGTTTGTGATTAATAATTTATCTGTAATCTGCATAAGTTTAAAATAAAAATGCCTTTCTAAAATCGGCTACCGTCCGACGGGTAGTTTCATTTAAAAAGGCTGTTCGGTTAAGTTCTAATGTCGGACGAACTAATGTATTTCAAATATAACTAAAATTAGTTATTAAAATCGTTATTTTTAATTTTTAAATCGTATTTTTTCTTAATATCGATTAATTCTTGTTTGGTGTATTTGTAATTGCGTAACTCATTGGAAAGATTATCTAAATTTTCAACAAAAGCAATTCCGTAACGATTAATCAATCCTTTTCGATACTGAAGCAAATTTCCCGATAAAAATTTATTGCAATATGTATTACATTGAGAATGGCAGTTATCAGGATTAAACATTAAACCAGAATACATGCCTGCGCTGTAAAAGTGCCCTCCTGCTCTATCTTCTTTACTCGTATTACCACAACTAACACATGGCTTGTTTTCGTCTCTTAAACGCACCCATTTTTGAAATGAACGTTTTGCGTCTGCTTCATATTCCGAAAGCGTTTTAACACTCTCTTTCATCTTTGCTTTTTCTTCTTTCCAGTTTTTAGCTTTGACTTTTATTTTACGCTTTTCGAAGATTACTTTACCTGGTTCTGTTTGCGTAAAAAAATCATAAAGGCATGCTGGACAAAGACCGTATTCCAATTTCCATGATTCAGAACCGCACCCAGAAAATCCGATAGCTTTACCTGAACCTTTTTTGCATGTTTTCTTTTTGTGTTCGATCATAATTATTTTACTAATTCATCAAAAATTAAATCGTAAATTGTTTTAAGCAACTCCATGTTCTTATGGTTTTGACGAAAGCATTTTAGTTTTATTTCAATACCTAATTCTTCATGTTTTCCAACAACAGTATTCGGCATAATTCCGCACATTTGACCGCCTGTATATTTGTGAGGCTCTACAGATATTTCGAATTTATTTTTTAATTCAAGAATCCTTCTTTCTACATCTTGGCATTTTTCACATATACGTCTAACTTCTTTTTCGCTTCCCGCATCTTCATCCCTAAGTCCTAATTCTTTTTTGCATTTAATGCATTTGCTATCTTGGCTCATTTTTATATTTTTAGTTTATACTAATTCAATTTTTAATTCACGCATTACCTCTTGGTGTATTCTCCAGTTTACGCAAAAATCTTTTGGCACGTTTCCGTTTTCGTCAACTACATTGCAAACTATGTGTTTTTGACGATTACAAGCGATTATAACGAATAATTTTTCATGCTGGTAGTAATACTCGATTTGATATTTTTCTTTCGTTTTTAAGCCTAAATTTAAAGCATGAAGTAATTTATCTGCTCCTATACGAAAATACTCGCTTCCTATTTCTTCAAAAAGCTTTAACTGTTGGGTCATTAATCTAAAGTTATTTGAGATTTAAATAGCTGTAAACTTATTCTATATGTTTCTTTTTCAGAAAACTTAACAAAGAATGAACCGCCGTATTTGCTAATTTTAATTGGTTCACGTCCAAATGAAACACTTTGATATGATTCTTTTAACCACTCTAATAATTCTTCATTTAAATTTTCTGATTTTTCATATTCGATTATTTCTTCCAAATCATAAATACGATCTTCAAATTCTGAATCTGGTTCATTGTCCGGATGTGCAGATAAACACAATAACAATGAATTTAATTTTTGTAATTTTTCCTCTTTAGTCATAATTTATTTTTTAGATTCCCATTTCGGGCAGTTAATACAAATTTTTATTTAAATTCTACTTTATGCATTTCACAAACATATTTTAATTGTTCAATAAAAGATGGATACTGAAAATGTTCATATTCATAAATTTCTGAATTATAAAGAGACATTAAATTTTTATATTCTTCTCGAATTGTAATTATGAAATCTTCGTCAGTAACTCCGTATTGTGTATGTTCTTGCATGTTTAATTTGCTAACAATATCAAAACAATGAAAATGAGCTTTCCAATCGTAAAAATCAGAATCTAATTTATATGCTGAATAATTGTATTGAGTATCTTTTTTGATAGTAGAAAGACAAAAGTTACATCGATGATCTTTTCTTGCTTTTCTATTTTCATTTTTTAATTTAGTCCACATAATTTTACTTTTTAGTTATTAGTCTTTGTTTTTAATTAAATAAAAACCTGCATGCTTTCAAAGCTTTCACAAGCAACTGGCATTGGTTCTTGTTCTTCAAATGTACACGGATATTTATTTGGCAAACCTCTTTTTTCGATAGAGTAAGGGTACATTAATTTATCAAACTTTTTGCAACGAAACATTTTTACTTTTTTCCACTCACCATCTGCATCATTATAATCAGGATGATAATAAGGGTTTTCGAAGAACGTTTCTTTTTTAACTTCTTCCAGGTGTTCACAAAAATGACAAGCCTTTTTATTTGCTGGATTTTCATTGCAGGAATATTCATGATTTATCATAGCATGTTTTCTTTTCATTTCTTTTTTACAAAAATCACATTTGTAAATTGTTATGTTTGGGATTATTTTCATTATTCTTAAATTTTAAATTTAACACAATAACCTAAATCTCCATTCATTGGCTTAACATCAAATAATTCATCGAAGATGATGTAAAAAATTACTTTCTGCAAATTTGTAACACCGATAGCTTGAATGTATTTTGTATAACACAGTGCTTTTGATATTGGTGTATCTGATTTTTCAACAATATCATTTAAAGCAGGGAAATGACAACCATATTCTTTAGGGTCGTTTAAAATCAATTTATATGCGTTTATCGTTTGTTCATTAATTGGATGATTCATAATTCCTTTTTTATTTTCCTTTCAGAATGATTGTTAAATTTTATTTTCAGGTTTAAAAGATAAGCAGGCCTTATCCTTGCATTTAATTTTTAATAATCCGTTGGCTGTTCTATTTGATTTTCTAACACCGCAGTATTGAAAAACTTTAGAATTACATTCCCATCTTTGACGATGCTCACAATTTAAACAAGTTTCTGTTTTTTCAGGAACTGTTTCTTCGATTTCGAATAGCTTTTCCATTACTTTTTTCGATTAATACGGTCTAAATATTTCAAAGCATCTTCTAAACAATCTTTTATCGTTTCATGCCCTCCCGAATCATACAAATCAACATTATCTTTCATGATGTAAATATTGTTGTTTCCTGCGCCCCAAAACTGAAAATTAAATTCATATTTTACAGCGTATTCTTCAATTCTTTTTATTAACTCTTCCATAGATTTCTTTTTAAATTAATTTACCATGATTCTCTAAAACATTGGCTTGGTGTAAATCCGTCATTAAAATATTCCAATGCTTTATCTTCATTTATTTTGACTTCTGAAGTGCTAACGTTTAACTGTTCAGATACGTATTTTTGCAATTCATTAAGCCAATTTTTAAAATGACCACAATCACTGCAATCATTAGTGGGAAATATTCCGCAACATGTTTTCATAATTTAGTTTTTAGGTTTATACTTTATTTTCCAAATTCCGATATCATAATTAATTTTAGCACTTAAACGTGTTTCGCTTAATCTCAAAATAGTCACGTTTTTAATTTGAGTGACGGTAATGAAGTTTACAGCATCAGAAAGTGTCATGTAGTGTATTTGGTGTTTCATGGCTTTCTGATTTTTTGCTTTACAGAAATAATTGAATTGACATTTATTTTATCAACGAATTGAATCGGCTTAGAAATCATCTTTTTAGCATATTTTATAAAATACTCTGTCATCCATTCGGGGTAAGTAGCTTTATTATCCATTCGATTATTCTTTTAGGGTTAGTAATTGCTTTTTCTTTATGTTCTTTGTCGTGACAATCTTTGCATAATGTAACCAATAAATAATCAGGGTAATCCCAAGCCATTCTGTCGTAATCATAATAAGCTATGTGATGAACTTGCAACTGTCTTTCTGAATTATCGCATAAGCATTCAGCGCAAACGAAATTATCTCGTTCCATTATTTCAAACTTTTTACGTAACCATGCTGAGGTTTTTAATTGGTCCTTGTATTTGATATTTTAAATTTTAAAATGGAACGTCTGCATCATCGTTGTAATCTTCTCCAAAAGCATCAATAGGATTTACTTTTGGCAATTCTGGTCCAGAATCGTTAAATTCTTTTATTTCCGTTTCTTCTTCCCACATTACAAATCTTGGAGCTTCTTGTCCCATTACATAATAACGACCAGATGGTATGTGATATTGAAATTCAACTTGGCCCCCAATTTCACCCTGAAATTTCATTTTAGTCTTAAGATTTTCAAAAACGGTTCTCGGCTCATTATTATCATCACCAAAGAATCTGTAAATACTAAATCCGTCATGTGTTTGGTTTCTGAAATCTGAACTTCCAGATACATCATAAAGTGTTGGCGATCCATATAGGCCAGAAGCATCCTTTTGCATTTTTGTAGGATGGGCCACCAAGAAAATAATTACGTTGTTCATTTGAGCGAACATTGTTAGCTTTGTTAGGACCTGATTAATTTGGTCCAACTTATTCCCTTTTCCATTAAATCCGAGCTTGTTAAAAGCATCAATTACAAAAATATCTATTCCGTAATTAAACAATTGTTCTTTGAATTTTTCAAATAGCCAATCCCAAGTTGGAAATTCTCCGTTTTCGGTGCCAGTTAGATAAATTTTTTCTTCGGCCCATTCGTGGTATTTGGCGATATCGTAACGATTAACTCTTTTGCAATCTTCATTATCTCTCCAAAAATTGGCCCCGACTGATTTTTCAATGAACGTAGTATGATGTAATGCGAAAGGATGATGTTCAGGACTGAAAAATGATGCTTTCATATTGTAATCTCGGACCAAATTTAAAACGTACCATTCTGTAAAATTAGACTTCCCATGTGATGGTATTCCAGTTCCTGTAATCAAGTGGCCACGCATAACAGAAAATATTTCTTTAAGAGGTCCAAAGCATGAATGTTTAGGATAAATAGTTTCGGGCAATCCATTTTCATGCAGGGCCACAATATCATCATAACAATCCGAAACTTTAAAAGTTCCTGCAACTGGATATTTTACTGTATTTCGAATTGTTTTTTCTAAGACTCCGTTTATCAGGTCCTCGTTTGCGTCTTTACCCTCAAAAATAATTCTCTCACATCTGTAACGTCCTAAACGCTGAGCTATCTTTTCGGCTACCTCATCGCCTTTTGAATCGTTATCAGTAGCTATATAGAATTTTTTAATATCCTTGATGTAAGTCTCTGAATTTATCCAATAATTATCATTGTCATTGGCCCCGTTCGGAACAGATATACAGTTTTTAATCCCAATCTCATAAAGTGAAAGAACATCAATTTCTCCTTCAACAATATAGCATTCATCTTGGCCTATTATTGAATTTAAATTGTAAAAAATAGATTTGGCGTTTTTTGATTGCGTGAATTTTTTACCTCCTGATCTATATTTTTTATTTACAAGTGTTTCGCCCTCGAAATAATTAAAAACAATATTATTTACTTCTTTACTTAGTTGAGGTTGATAATATTTTTCCTCAGTAATTTCAAAAGCCTTTAATGTGTATTGCTGTATTTTACGTCCCTCAAAATATTTAACCACTTGGTCTGAAAGCTGAGTATAATTTTTCCAATTCTGGGTAGGCAAAGTAAAATTTTCTTTTTCTACTTTTCTTTCAATACTTTCTTTGAAAAACAATCCATCACAATGGAAACACTTAGCTACTCCAGAATTAAAATTAATATAAAGGCTTTTGTCCGATTTATTTTTTCTTTCTGGACCACAAACAGGACATTTTAATTTTGCTGTTCCTGAAACCTTATTTGTAACTATCAGGTCCCAATTATGAATATTACTCATGATCTTGGTCTTTTTGGGTCGGTTGGACTTTTATACAATTGCTTAACTAAATTTTCTTTAATCCATTCAGCTCTAAAGCCACCCCAAGAATTAATAACACATTCTTTAAGTACATCATTAATGTTTTTTCCTGATTTTGATACTTCATTTTTAAAATTATCAAACGCGGTTACTGTATTTGATAGCCTCTTTGATTTCCTTACAGCTATCCAATCGGATACTAATTGTTTTTCGGCCCCCAAATCTATCAATGAATCAAAAAATTTAAAAGGCAAAGCCTTATTATTTTCTTTTATTACATTTACAGTAACAGTATCATTTACATTTACAGTAACAGTATCATTTACAGTTGGATTTGTTGAGGTTTGTTCAACACTTTCAACACTTGTTGGATTTGTTGAGGTTTGTTCTTCTAATTTTAATGCTCTCAATTCTGCTGAACGCTTTCCTGCACCACTTCTTTTAGCCTTAACTTCTTCAAATTTAATAAGGTCCCTTTTTAACTGTAACTCTATTGGCTTCCAAGCTGTCAATACTAATCTATCCTCCAGTATAGGATTTTTATCATTTACATATTCTAACAAATGATTAAATAAAATTCCTTTTTCTTCATTTGTTAAATGCTCTATGCTTTTTATTAGATCAGCATACAAAACGAATGATTTTTTATTCTCGGCCATTATTTACCTCCTTTCATTTTTGATTGAATATGAAGTAATGTGCCTATAAATGAGTGGAGTTCTTTTTTATTTAAATTAATACAAATTTGATTAGACAAATGGCTTTTTAAAAAGTCTGTTCTTTCTATGCCAATGTTTATAGTGTCCGAATCTAATTCTAATGCGTAAATATCATATTTTACATCTTCTGAACCAGATAATTGAGAAGTTAAAGTGTGTTTCATTGTAAATTAATTTAAGTTAGTAAAAATAAAAAATCCATAATAGTTAGGGCTAAATGTGAGAGCGCCCGCCCTATTATGGATTAAATTTCTTTATATTTTGCATTGGCTCTCACCTCAATACTTAAGACAAATATAGTCAATTATTTCAATTGAAAAGCTGTTTTTGGGTTATTTTTTTTCGAATGTTTTTTATAATAATCATCTGCTTTGCTGCCTCCATAATTATCGGATGCGTCCTGATAAGTATTAATAATTTGATTTTTTTCAGTTTCTAAATATGAATTTGCACAAATTAAACAGTTTGTAATTGCCTGTTTCGCTATTTCATAATATTCATCTTCTAGCATTGTTTCTAAGTCTGAAATATGCTGTTGCATTGCTGTTTTCATAATTAATTTTTTGGTTTAACTTACTTTAATAATTCGGGGTTTGTCGTGTATGTTTCCGATTACTTCCATTTGTAACGGGTCGTATATTTCAATTAAATTAATAGTGGTTTCTCCTTGTAATAATTTCCAAACTAACCTTCCGTCTTTTGAATATCTAATCTCCTGACCTTTTTTACCATCATAATAAGAAATTATATCCCCCTCGAAAACTTTAGTTCCGTTTTTATCGGTTAAGCCTGTGAATTGTCCTACTGATTTTGCCACAACAGGTAAAACTTCTAATTCAAGTGTTTTTGTAGTAGAATAATTATCATGCAAATTACTCGCCCACATATCTTTTGTTGCTATTAAAGTGTTATTATCTAATTTAATCAGATCTCCTTCAATAAATTTTCCATTATCGGTTCTTTTTCCTCTGAAAATAATTTCTCTCATTTTAAATTTGTTTTTGGTTGTTTATTTCTATTTCTATTTCCCTTAAAAAAGCTAAATCTGAAGGTTCAGGAAGTCTTATTCCAACTTCATGTGCTGACCAATCTAAAAACCTTTCAGTACAAATTGACATTTCTTTTGTGTTGAGGTCTGCAGTCGATCGCCATTTTTGCTGAAACACTCCGAAAACATTTCTTTCTCCATCATCAAAATATTCTGGACAAACTATTTGCTTAAAAATTATCTGTTTTACTTCTTCGGGCGTATATCCTGTATTTAAGGCAAAATATCCAAAAAGTAAGTGTATGTAGTTGTTTTGAGAATATGTGCGCTTATTTAGCTTCTTTTTAATCTCAAAGTCGCATCCTGAAGCTATTAATTGATTTAAGTAATCTTTTGCTTTTTGATGATCTATTTTTGATTTTCCTTTGAACCACATAATCAGAAGTTTTTAACAGTCTTAAATTTAATTAGACCATCATTAGAGATTTTCTTTAAAGTAACTATTTTTTTATAAGTTTCTTTTCCGTTAATATCTGAAACAGTGAATACTTCGTAAACTACATAATTACTCCATTTTCTGTGTATCCATTTTTTTAAAAAGTCTATCATACAAAAAGAAATTCTTCGTTTTCGTCTTTTTCTGATAGAATGTGTTTTCCTTCGCATTCAAAAGATTCTTGTTCGTATTGGTCGTTAATTTGTTTCATAACTACTGAATTAAATTATTATCTTTTCTGTTTAAAATTTCTTTTATACCATTCTTTTTTTTGCAAAAAGTACATTTAACAACTTGAATGCTTCTGCTCCATCTAGATTGTTTTGTAATAATCTCGACTGTGTTTATTGATCCGCAATAACTACAGTCAACTTTTTGATTAATTGAACCCATAATTTTTAGTTTAGGTAAATTTTAAAATACCAATTAATAACAGTTGATTTTGTTTCTTTTTCAGGTAAACTTCCTTTCTCTGGAATAAACTTTTCCAAAAGAGCCTTGTTGTTTTTAGCGATGAGGTTTTTCATGATTTAAAAATTTACAGTACAACAATATACGGCATTCCGCCAGGTAAAACAGACCACATTTCTCTAGGCATTAAAAATTTGACTTTATTTAAAGAAATACCCAAAGTTATCAATTGATCCATTGTTGCATATAGATCGCTCCATTGATTTCCATCTTTATCATTGCACATATTTAAAAAACTCATTCCTCCGCCTAATTCCTTTTTAAATTCTTCAGGTAATTGATTAAGCATTTCAGAAACGTTCTGTTCGTTTTGTTTCAATCTTTCGGGATGAAAACCAACATTGGTTATTACACCTTGACCTAATATGTAATTTTCGGTTGATTCTCCTTGTTCAAACATACATTCTAAGAATATACGATTTACATTTTCTGCGGTTAATTTCATTTTGTTTAAGGTTTTAATTGTTTTTAAGTGATTTTATGCGCCAAATTCCAACGCTAATAATTAATCTCATTTCTTTAGCAAATACAGGATCTGTAAAATTCAACTGTATTAATTTATCTGAATTCGAATAATAATCAACAACACAACAATTATGCGTTTTGTAAACAGATGAATGTTCTACTTTTTCAATTTGAAATTTGCTCATTTTGTTTGGTTTTAGATGGTTGTTGCTTCTTTTATTAATTCTCTACATTCATCTTCAAAACTTCTAAGTAGAAATGGCGCCGAATTGCCTAATTTTAAATCAGCTATATGTGATAAAGATTCTTTAATAATATTTATAGATTCTTCGTTTTCGTCTTTTTCTGATCGAACGTGCTTTACTTCGCATTCAAAAGATTCTTGTTCGTATTGGCCGTTAATTTGTTTCATTTTGAAATGGTTTTAAATAGTTAAAATCAGCTTCGTTGTAGTCTTTTTGTAATTTATCTATTGACTTTTGTAATGCAATAATGATGTCTTGATGAAGTTCTTTGTCATGGTCAATTAAATACCTTCCGTAAGTTTCTCTATCTTTCCAAAACACATTAGGTGCATTTGGTTCTTTTATTTTTAAAAATTGCTTAATGAAATTAGGTACAAATCCTTTTTCTTTTGAACAATCCCAACTTAATTGCCTTATAATTTCATATCTATATTCAATTTCTTGAAGCAGTTTTTGTTTTAAACCTAAGAACTCTTTTTCTTTATTTGTTTCCATTTTTAAGACTGTATTTTGATGGATAATTAAATGAAATGTCATTCGGATCGGTAAACATCATTTTATAATGATACTCGTAAGCACTTCCTTTCTCTGGAATAAACTTTTCCAAAAGAGTTTTGTTGTTTTGGGTGATTAACTTTTGCATGGTTGTTTAGTTTAAAATTAAACATTCTTCAAATATCATCCCAACAACAATCTCTTTGTGTTCGTGTTTTGGCGACCAAGATTTCATTAAAGCTTTTGCATATAAAAAAGCATTTTCTTTCCAAGTTCCCTCAACATCTTCTTTAAATGAAATTTTACCACCTGAGTAGAATATTTCATTAAATTTTTCCATTCCCTTTTTTGGGTTTCTTTTTTTTGCTTCTTCAAGTAATTCTGGAATAGTATCCAATATTGAAAAAGCTAAATTTTCTACTTTAGGGAAATTAAATTTTGATAAGTCCATTTTGTTTAAGGTTTTAATTGTTTTTAAGTGATTTTAATTTCCATCTACCAATTGTGTTTTGGTCGATCATATCATTAGAAAAACTAATTGAAGTATAATGATTGTGTGTGATTAAATTTATTGTTCTGTAAAATTGAACTAAACAAACTTTATCGTATTGTGAATAATAAACTGATTGCTGAATTATCATTTTGTTTGTTTTTATATTGTTGTTGATTCTTTGATTAAGTCTTGAATTGATTTTCTATATTCAGGTTTTAATGTTGCAAAATTTGATATTTCTATAAGTTTTTGCAATAATTCAGGAGCTTTTGAAATAAGTTTTGCGTTTGATAAACATTCTTTTTCCGTATGCCCATAAGCATTTGAAACTAACATTTTGTTATCTAAATCAGACCCTACAGATTGCATGTAAAATCCACTTTGATTTAATGTTATATTTTCGTGTAAATCCCATTTACCTTCTGTACCTTTAAATTCCATATTTTTAGTTTTTAGTTTATATTTCTTGTGCTATTTGTTCGTCTATTTGTTCTCTGATTGATTCTGAAAGCAAATTAGTAATATCTTCGCCTTTGTGCTCTATTCGTTCTCCAAGAAAACCGCCTTTATAGCCTGTTTCTTCTTCGGGTTCTTCGTAAGTTCCGAATACTTCTATTAGAACTCCGTTAAAATAAGTTGAATGACTTTGCATGATTAATAATTTAAAAATTCTTTTCTAAGCCTTTTTAAATAAAGATATTTAAAATTAGCTTCGTTTAATTTTTGATCTAACTTTGTAATAAGTATTAAAAGAGCTTCGTTTATTATGTTAGGAATCTTTTTAGTAACTAATTTTCCTTTTTCCATATTCGCGTAGTTGGATTGATTTATTTTAAGTCTTTCGGCTAAATCGCATTGTTTCATTCCTACTTCTTCGCGAACTAATTTTACATGATTCATTGTTAATTTCATATAATATATTTTTTTATTGTTGTACAAATATATGTAAAAAATATATACAAATTACAAAACATATAAATTATTTTAATATTTATTTTTTACCAATAAAAAACCCTGACTAATCAGGGCTGTTTAGTTTGGATTCTACCGTAATAAATTTTTCTTTAATCGGATAATGGCTGTCGATAAATTTTTGTAGCCTTATTTGATTTACATCTTTTTTTAAAGACAATGTATTTATCATGTTGTTATCTCTGTTTGCTTTTTGTTCTGCTGTTAATTTCATTTTGTTTTAGATTAAAAAAGAATCATTTTTACGTGATGCTTTTAGGTTTGTGTTTATTATGCTAAAATGGAAGCGAATCCTCGTCTGGAATTTCATCAGAGCCTTCTTCAAGTGGCTTTTGAATTTGTTCGGATAGTTTCATGTTTCCAAAATAATGACGTTCTTCTTTTGTGGCATCTTTAAAAGCCGTCTGAATTGATGCGTCATTTCCGAATTGGTCTTTTTCATCATTAATCCAAACTTTTACATTTAGATAAATTTTACCATTTTCATGTTTTGAAAAAGCCTTGTCTCCTTTTTTAGCTAATTCTAATAATTTTGAGAAGTCTAGGCTTCCGTAAAGTAATTGTGACATAATTTAAAACTGTTTTTTAGTTTGTAATAATTTTACGTATTCATCCCGCTTTTTAACCGCAATAGGCAATCTTTCTTCAATGAATTTTATTCTGTTTTCGTCTCGTTTTACGATTATTTCATGCCACATTTCCTGTCCTTTGAATATAATGTAATTAAAAAAACTGCATTGTTTAGAATTGCTGCACAACATTTGATATTGCATTTGATCTATGTATTTTTTGTCAATTGCCTTTTCTCCTTGAGCAACCAATTTAAAAAACTTCTTTGCTTTGGGACATTTAATTTCTAAACATGATTCAAAATAAATTCCGTCCGGACTTGCGCCTCCAAAGTCTTTGTAAGGAAAGAAAAAAGCTTCTTCAACATCTATAAAGTCCATTGATTTAAGCTCTTTGAATTTTCTAAATGCCATAGGCTCTAAATCAATTCCTCTTTGCATATCAAATGAAACAAATCTATCATCCTCATCTTCCCCAAAAACAATTTCACAAGCCTTCTCAAATGCATAATTTTCTCCAGTCAATCCTAAGCCTTGCACGCCTAATATTTCGCTTATCCTGGATGCTGTAAAACGTCCTAAACGTATTTCATACCATTCATCACTACGCTGTTGGCTCATAAGCTAGATATTTTTGATAAACTTCTTCGGTAAGTGTGTATTTTGATTCTATCTGTTCACGTGTAGCATTTGCAGTCTTCGCTGGTTTAAAATTAGCTTCTGTAAATTCAGGCTTTGTTTTTGCCTTTGGCTGTACTGGTCTAATTCTAACTCCTTGTGTTGTTACACCTTTCATTTGAACATTTTCATCTACATAAAGCTCTATAATAACATTGTTCCAGTCTTGAACAAAAGAGCTTCCTGTAAATTGTTTTACTATTTTTGAATTAGTAGCGTTTAAAACAAGAGGCTTTATATTCTCCACAAAATAAGCTATATTTGCATCTATTTTTTTTCCTGCTACTTTAGCTCCTTTCTCCTGTTTAACATGCTTAATTGTGAATATCAAAGATTTTCCTTGTTCAATAAAATCTTCTAAATCTGCGCTTCCTAAATGATCGCTTTTAAATACGTTTCTGTAGTGGTCTTTTTTCGATTCCATTTTTGTTTTTGTGTTGAGGTTTAAATTATTTAATTCCTGTGTAATGAAATGCATGAAAAACTAATAGTCCGCTTCTCATTTGAAAAGTTGAAATATATTTTCTTTCTGTTACCATGTATTCATGAATTTCATGGCCAGTTCCAAAAATTTCAATAATACATGTTTCTGAACTTGAATTATCTGGGTTTACCAAACACCATAAATATGGCATTTCTTGTTGATTTTGAATATACAATATTTGGTAGCCAAAAGGCAATTTAATTTCTTGTCTATCCTTTATTTCTAAAGGGTACTTGAATATTTTTTTCATAATTAAAATCTAAATAAATCGTTTCTAGCATTCACTCTGAATACTTTTAATTGTAGTTTAATTTCGCTTTGATAATAATAAACAGTTTCAATTGACGAAATAAAGCATTCTTTTGCTGTTTTAAGGCGTTGTTTTAGGTTTTTAAGGGTTAGTGTTGATTTTTGTTTTATTCGGCTGTTGTAGTGGATGAAAATGTCTGGTTTCATATTTATGACAGCTGATATTTTGGCTTATCGTTTTCTGTTTCAAAAAGTTTTGTATAATCCATTACGTTTGGAATGTTATCCAATTCGCAAAGATATTCTACTACAGCGCATAAGCCTTTGAATTGAGCTTCTTTATTTGATTTACCAGATTCATAGTCTTCTCCAATGAAGTTTTTAAGAAAATGGCTTTCTATTTCAAATAATTCATCTTGATTATATCCATTATACTCATATGGAAGCCTTTTTGCTGGATATGCATATACAGTTCTAACTATTCTATCATAATCTACGGTAATTGCATTTCCAGTATATTCAGACCATTCATCCGTATTATCACATATATTACCAACCGCGCACGCTTCACAATTAAACGCATTTAATTGGTTTCCATGAAATGCATTATACAATTTACTTACTGCATTATCAAATCTTTCTGTTGTTTTCATTTTCGTTTAAGGTTTAAAAATTAATTAATTGTTTTGTGTTTCTCTGATTCTGATTCATCATTTTTGTATGTTCTTGATGGAGTAACCTGCATCATTAAAAAAGCAACTAAAAACCACCATCCAGAATTGTTTAAAATGAACACCACATATCCTGTAAGAATTAATACCATAACGCAATAAACGTAATAGCAAATAAAAACCCAGTTAAAGTCTAGTTTCATACTCTTTTGCTTTTTCGGTTAATATTTTTTGTGCCATTTCTTTAAAAGTTGTTTTTTCTTTTACCGCTTTAATAGTCAAAATCTCAATGACTTTTTCGTCTAAATGAATTTGTTTTGCTTTCATTTTTATATATTTAGTGTATTGCAAATATACAGTATATTTTTAATATAACAAGTATTATATTAAATTTTAACACAAATAAAAAATCCCTGCTCAATCAAGAACAAGGATTTTTCCCAAAAACAAAAATTTCATGTTAACCTTAAACCTAAAAAAATCAGGAAACCACCCTGAGTAATTAAAAATATTATTTATGAAGTAGTGCAAAGATACTAAAAAGTAGTTAAGTTTTTATATTTACGATAAAAATAATAAATAACGGCTATTGGAATTAAAAACCAAAGCGGGTTAAACAAGTTAAAAGGCTCTTTTTCTGCTTTTTTTGATTTGTTTTCTTTTGTTGATGTATTTACCTGATCAACTGATTTTTGTTCTTTCTCCGCCTCTTTTTTCAATTCATCAGTTTTATTTACAAGTTCAGTTTGAGTATTATTTTTTTTAGTTTCAGTTTTTACAATTTTCTTGACGTTGTTTAAAACAACCTTTGTACCGTCTTTTTCGATAACATAAGCTTCTTTTGCCGGGTCTTCTGGAGAGTAAGTTGTTTCGGTTGTAACCGATTCATTTTTATCGTCAACCTTTAGTGTATTTTCGGTTTTGACATTCGTTTCGGTTTGTTTTTCTGTAACTGAATTATCGGTTATTTCTGTTTTAGTTTCCTCTTTTTGTTTTTCTATTTGAACTTTACGCGAACTGCAAGACAAAAAAAGCCATACTAATGAAAGTATAGCTGAAATTATAAGTATTTTGAATATTGTTTTCATATTGATGTTCCTCCTTGTATCATGATATTGAGTTTAAAAATTTAGCATAATATCCTGCTATTAATTGCGCTTTGTCCGTGCCGTTTATAATTCTTCTGGCATTAACTGGATCTGAAATTTTATCATTAAAATAGTTGCTTAATCTTTTTCCAGTATATAGCCCAGTTAACATTCCGTAAAATGTAGCCCAAATAGATGGTTGCATTTGCAAAAGTAATTCAGGTTTATTTACAAAATCCCAATTGTTAGGATTTGATTTGGTAAGTTTTAAATAATTATCTCGCCAGGTATTTTGAACATGCCCTCGTCCATAATAAATATGCGGAACGTCTGTGTAAATTCTGCCATCAATCCAAACACGTTTCCCGTATTTATAATTTTTGCCCTTTCCAATTTCCTCAATAGGTTGCATTGTACCGCCTACTTCATGCCATACTGTAGCTAATATATAAGCTAAATATCGATTATCGGTTAATTTTTCTTTCTCAAATTCATCAAAAATAGCTTCAAATCCTTCTACTTGTTTTTGTGATAATGATTTTAACCCAAATTGTTTTTTAATTTTTTCGTAAGTTTCTTTCCTGTTTATCATTTCTTTAGGTTTTCGTGATTTATTTTTTTAAGTGATTCTTTGAATTTATGATAAGTAACTTCTGGGCTTTCTTTTTCTTTAGCAACAAGCTTTTCAAAAATTTCATCACCTCTTTTTAAAGCGCATTCAATAGATTGTAAAATTAATTTTCTACATTCCAGTTCTTCATTATATGGCTCTATAAATACAGAATTACACATAAAATTATTTTTTTGATTCAACCAATAGTTCAATCATTTTATCCATTTTATTTACGAACTGATTATAGGAATTACAAACGTTAGTCAACTGTTCGTTTGAACTTCTTAGTTCGTTTATAAATAATTCGTTTTTAGCTTCAAGTCTTTTATACAAATCCTCGTGTTTCTTATATAAAAAAACTATTACTCCTGAAAGTACAGTAATTACAATTATGCAACCTGTTGTCAGGTCTATAAAATTATGAGCAAGCTCAGCGGTTGGACTTGTAGCTACCTGTAGAATCATTTTTTAACCATTTTTTTAATACCAATAATTGCGAATATCAACAAAGTTACTGAAAAAACAGTTATCTCATACAGTTGTCCATAAAGCTCGTAATATTTTGGTGAAATTTCGTTACATAATATATTGCCAATATTTATAAAAATCATAGCTATTGGAAGGTGTTTAGTCAAACCGCAGTACCTTTTATTAAAATAAAATCTCTCAATAAAAATAATATCGCAAGCTATAGAAAAACCTCCAGAATTACCCCATGTAACATAATCAAAATTACATCCAAACCATGGAATTACAATAGACAAAACACTTACTCCCATCATTAAATATAGGAGTAAGTGAACTGTTTGATTTAAAAAATGTTGAAAGTATTTTTTCATTTTTATGGTTTTGGCGGGTTTTTTATTCCTCCAGCTCCTATATCGTCTGGAACATCAGCAACTGCATTTTTTTCTTCTTTTTTTCTGTTTAGGTATTTTTTTAAGAATGCCAGAGCCAGTTCATTACCTCCTAGCCCAATAATAAAAGCACCGAATGCTGTAGGGACATAGTTTGTCAATTCAAATCCAAATCTGATAAATACTAACACCAATAATAATCCTGTAACAACTTGAACTAAATTTACCGGATAGCTTTTTAGAGTTGTTAAATGGTTTCTAATTAGCGTAGCTAATACCTGACCAATAACTGACCATATTATCCATGCCAAATAACTAGAAAATAAAACATTACCTAATAACTCTAATTTAAAATTTTGCATAAATGTTTCCATAATTATTTTCCGTAAACTGTTAAATAAACCTCTGTTCCTGCAACAGCGTGTAATTCCAATCCTTCTGCAGTACTTATCAGCAGTGTATTTGTTGTCTTACTGTCAACTAAAGTTACCGTAAATGAAGTTATTGATTTAGCTGTAACTCCGGGAATAGGGAGTGTTGTTGCTCCTGCTCCGTTCAAAAAGGCTTTAACTTCCCAATCAACAATACTTGTAAATCCTGCTCCGGATATATCAAACGTTACTGTACTGCCGGAAGTTGGAGCTGATCCCCTCCAAACCTTTGAATAGATATTACCGTATTGCTGTTGCAGATATGATTTAAACAAAAACCTGCCAGCTCCGGTAATATCTGTTGGTTTTATAACGGTTGTTCCATTATCAGCAAGCGTTGAAGAACTATCAAAAGTCCAAAACTCTGTTGGGGAATCCCACGGTATAGAAACTCCTAAAACTGCAATTGCTCTACCGTCCTGCCATGTTGCTTGACCATACATTTCAGATCTTGTGCCAAATGTGGCAAAAATATAAATAGACATTTTAACTTTTTTTTAATTATATACTCTAATTTCTATTGTTGAACCATTTGAAGAACTTCCAAAAATTCCATCAGTCAATACATCTGTACTGCTTTTAGTTTGATATTGAATTGCATTTACAGAATTCCATAAAAAAGACATTTTATCGGTCTGCGAAGATCCTTGATTTAAATGTCCGAATAAAGCGGTTTTGCCTGTAACAAAAGCCCCTGTTAATGTGGCAAGATAAACACCAGTAGTACTTCTAGACCAAACTATCGTGCCTCCTAAAGTGTTTTCTAAAACTGTTGCTGTTGGTGCAGATGTTCCGGTCTGAGTTAATAAAGCCGTATAAACTTTATACGGTCTTATATCTGTGTTTGTTGCTGATAGATTACCGCTTGCATCGGCAACAACTATTCTGTTTCCTGTTCCAGATAATCCGTTTATTCTGAAAACTCCGGTACTTGAAAAAGAGCCTCGTAAATTTGTGTTTGTAATAAAATTAATAGGTGTATTCCCGCCATTATAAATATCAAAACTTGTGTTGTCGTTACTTATATATGCCTTAAAAACGTCATTAGTTTTGAACTCAATAAGCCCACCGCCAGCACCATTAATAGATAAAGTTTTAAATGTTCCATAAGTCGTAGGGTTTGTACCTAAACCGACATTACCATTATCTGCTCTAATTCTTAAAACATCTAAAAAAGAACCAGCAGGCTCATATTTTGATCTAAACAAAAAATCTGCCTGTGTCTGTGTTCCTGCCGCCGCAGTGTTAAAAGTGGATCCGCTTGCATTGCTTTCTATAGACATATACCTACGGTTTGGATCCAGCTCTGAAAAACCTGCACCATAAGAATAAACGCCTTTGTTCATAACGTATATATCTCCCCTGTTTCTCCAGTTACCGCCGTCAGAATCTATAGCATAATTTGTCTGTCCTCTTTGGATATTTTCAATCTTTAATCCATAATTATTAGTTATGTTCCCGTTTACCCCTTTTGTTCCACCAACATCTTTAATTAAAACTCCGTGAGCATTTGTAATAGTTCCACTGCCTGTGTGGGTGTTATAAGCGAAAAATCCAGTAAAACCATACGCATCAGTTAAGTTTCCAGAAGCATTATAAAGCATTCTTGACTGATAAGACATGAAATGATTATTGTTTACCGAACCATTCATTTCCGTGGAAACATCAAAAACACCAAATCCATCACCGCCTACTGTTGGAGTTAAAATCGAATAATCATCTATTATGTGTTTATCTAAAGATGTTATTGTTTTTGATACCGCTATAGCCTGTCCGTATGTTGTTTTAGCTGTGCCAAACTGAATTCTATCAGTTATGCTTAATATACCTGATTTGCTTTCATTGCCTGTAGTATGTATTACATTTGCATCAATCTGACCTAAACGAGTGTCAATTCCAGCCAAGTGCGAACCTATAGATTGCGTTGAATTTGTATAGTTTGACGGAACATATGGAATGGTTACATTTATAGGAGCAATCTTGCTAACACTTCCGTCTGCTTCATTTGTGCTTAAAAAATTAACACTTGTAACTGTTGCAGGAGTTTTAATTTTAAGCGTGTTGGTTGTCGTGTTTCCAAAAGTTGGATTCTGCAATGTCTGAGCTTGCAAAAATCCTGTAATGAATAATAATAAAAAAAGTATTTTTTTCATGTTATATAAATTGAAATAAATCGTTTAGTGATGCAGGAAATGTTATTGTTATGTTTGAACCAGATTGCGACCAATCATTTCCGTTTAAAATTACTCCGTTCCAAAAAACCCCATTGGCTAAAATAGTTGTACCTAATGGGAATACGGTCTGACCTGATGTCGCGGTAATCTGCAATTTTGGGAAATTACCTACTGTTGATATTACTGAATTAATATAATCAACATTATAATATAATTGCCCTGTTCCGTCAACCGTAAAAGAACCTCGTTTATTTGCTAAAACTTCAAATTGGCTTGCTTCAACCCAATTATTTCCATCCCATTGCCATAATTGAACAGGCGAACTATCAATGTTATCAATCTGCATATAAAAATCTGCATAATTATATGTTGCAGGAGGCGTTACGTTTGGGTTTGGAACACCTGTATAAAGCTGTACACCATTATTTGAAAGATCATCAAAATTTTGTTTTAAAGAATTAATTGCGCTTACTAAATCATCTGTCAAATCAGTTGTTAATAAACTTAAATCGCCCATGTTATTATTGGCGAAATCGGTCATGAACTTTAAAACAGGATTTAAAACGGCTGCGGTAATTTCATTATTCCCATTTGTTATAATGAAAGTGTTTAATTGATTAATAACGTCGCTATATGTTGGTGTAGCCATTTCTAAAAATTATTAAAGTCGTTATTGAAATCATTATTAAAATCCCCATGAGGTACAAAAATAATATCCTGAAATAAATTATCAAAATCAGATTTATCTCCGGCATAAATAAAAGGCATCTCGTCCTCTAATGCATCAGGATTTGAATTTAATTTAATTAAGGCACCTCCGTCATTGTTTTGAACATCATATGTGTAATTAGAAGATGTTAAACCAAATTCAAATCCGTAAATTTCTATTGTTCCATCATATAATTGTGTAGCTGCAAAATAATCAGCGTAATCAATCTGATTTAAAATACATCTAGTTTCTTCTGAAACTCCTAAAACAGCAATATTAACATAATGATTGTATTGAGGGATATTGTTTGAAACTGTTTTATCAAATGCTCCGAAAATTGAATTTGCATTTTCGCCCACCTTAAACATAAATCCACTTTTCCCCGAAATCAAATTAAAAATTATACTGTATCTGCAATTGTATGAATCATCAATATTTGTTTGAGGAGTTAAAATCTGTTTGTTCAAAACATCTTGGCGGTTTAAAAGCACAATCTGCTGATAGTAATTTTTTACTACAGGATTACACGATACATCTAAACCTTGTATTAATTTTTCACAGCTCATTATCCTATATTTCTTCCTTTGAATCCGTAACCTTTTGCCTGAGTTCCTTCTGAACATTTTTTTGCACCGCAACCGCATTTGTTTTTTGGACAATGATCGTAATCAAATATTGTTTTATTTGAACAAATAAATTGTTGAGTTCTTTTAAATTCAATTCTACCCATGTTACGGTACTTATCTGCAAATGTTTCTAATTCTTTTAATGACTTTGGGATTGAAAATTCATTTGTTTTTGTAACCACTCCGTTGGGAGTATCTGAAAATCCATTTAATATAACATAACGAGAATAAGAATACATTGCCAGTATTTTATAAACACCCCCAAATGGTCGTTGTTTTGAATCACAATCTAAAAAAGTTCCTCCTTCTAATAATTGTTTTTTTTCTGCATAATTTACAGGCGGTTCTGGTTTTGGTTCTGGTGCATCTTCATAAGCTTTTACCTCAACTTGAATCTGTTCTATCTCATACCAAAAATCACAAAACAATTCAGCCAAATCATAGTTTGATGCTTCATTTTCTGAAATACATAATTTGTTGCTGTCGCAATGCTGTGCGACCGTACCAATACAATTATACTGAAGGCGTGATAGGTTCATCTGTTTCTATTTTTATTACTGGTATAATTTTACATGGATAGCCCAAATAAGTAATAGCCTGTTCTAATTTGCTTCTTTCTTCTTCGGTGTTCTCTGTATAGAATTTTTTCATTTCTATGTATGTAGACGAACTCTGACCGAAAATAGTATCTTCTGATTTAACCAAAGGTTTAGGTGCGTTATTCGCCGCCCCGATAATTTTGTCCTCAATATTAATTACAGTTTTTTCAAACATTTTTTCGTCTAACTCAGACTTAACCTGTTTTACTGTAATTATTTTTTCAATATCATCTGAGCTTTCAACAGAAAGATAATAAACACCTCCTGCGTTTTCAGACCCTAACCATGATCTAATTGAATCTTCTGTTTCCTTTTCCTTTTCTTCATCAAGTCCAGCTACAACAACGTAAGTTTTACCTAAAAATCCAGTTCTGAATTGACGATTAATATACATAGAAATTCTGAATTCTGTGTCTAGATCATTAAAAACTGCATCAAAAGGAGATAAAGCATATTTAAATTCAGGAGTTAGGTTTAAATAATAAACCTGTCCTCTATAATGAGGGAGCATTAAACTTAAATCTTCAGTTTCTTCTTCAGTTTCTTCGAAATAATCAGTCTTAATTTGTGACAACAAAATTTTTTCATCTGTTGTATATGGCCAATACCATTGCGTAACTGTTTTTTTACTCAAAAAGCCTTTGTTTTCGCAGAAATCTTTAAATACAAAAATACCATCATTACCATTTTCATCCTCCTTGCCTTTACGCGTTTTGGTATAATCTAAAATGTCAATATTTTTTTTAAGATTAAGACCTTCGTCAAGTTCGTAACTTACATGAAAATAAACGCCATTTTGTCTTGAAATATTAGAAGCCCCTAGTTTTACTAAATCACTTAATTTTAAATTCTTTTCAGTATTTACAATTTCATTGTTCCCTTCAACGCCAATTCCACCAATGTATTTAGCCATTAACTTAGATGCCAGCACTCCAGTAGGAGAATTTAAAATAACACGCTCAATCTCGTTAGGATAAAGATTATTGTCTCCATTCCAATAAACAGTTTCGTCTTTACTATTTTCGTTAAGTTCAACTATTCTTGAATAAAGCTCAATAAACTTTGCCCTAGCTTTTTGAAGTATGTTTGGCTTTCTGTTATTTCTTGACATTGATTAATCCTGTTTTGGTTTTCTGCCTCTTTTTCCTTTTGGTTTATGAGTTGAATCCGATTCATGTGTTTCTGTTTCTTGTTTTTCGGATGAAGGGAAATTGAACATTTTTTTTCGTTCTTTTAATTCTTCTTCAGTTCCATTTTCAAGATAGTTTTTAATGAAATCATCGTTCAAATTATTATCATACAAACGATAAGTTCTCCCGTCTTTTTTATATGATAAAATTTTATGCTGTATCTTTTTAATTGAAATTGTCTTACTCATAACTTTTTCTTTTTGTAAAGTTACTGATTTTGGATTATAAAATGAAACAAATTTAAACCAATCGGTTGAAAAACTGCATCCAGCACAAACGGGCTTAAAATTAAAAGCTTTTTGAAACAGTTCAATGTATAAATGCATAAGGTTAGAATCTCTCCTAACCTCGTGCATTCCTTTATTAATTAATTCTAAAGCTTCCATTATACGCTTGGCGTTCCGTTAGCAAAAGCAGAATCGAAATCTGCTGTTTCCCCTCCTGGAGTTCCTGATTTGTAAACAAGCGGAACATATCTTTCTGGAGCTGTTTCACGGCTAGAAAGAATAATTGGTGTGCCTCCACCGCCTTCCTGGACATCATACGTGTAGTCTCCTGCAGTAAGTCCGTATTCCATACCGTAAATCTCAACTGTACCATCTGAAAATTGAAAAGCAACAACGTAATTTCCTTTTCCTAAAGAATCAAGAATACATTTTGTTTCTTCGTCAGCTCCAACCACAAGCAATTGAGCATTGTGTGTGTATTGAGCGTAACCCAAATCAGATAATGTTTTATCAAAATAGCCTTTGTAAGTGCTTCCGTTTTCAGATCCGATAAACTTATATCCTGTTGTTCCATCTTTCAATGAAAACTCTACATTATATGAGCACTCTGGAACCAATGCAGTCGGCACATTAATAACAACGCTATCCGGGTCAATATCGTCTTTATTAATTACAACGGCTTGTTGGTAATATCTACGGACAGGAGCCACACAAGAAGCGTCCTGACCGTTTTTTAATTTTGCACAAATACTATCTGTTGCCATATTTATTTATTTTTTAAATTAAACACTTGGCGAAGCTGATTCAGCACCGATGTAAACGTATTCGTTTAGCACTAATGCCGCTCCAATGTTTGCGCCTCCTTTGATGTAAATCATATCATCATCTTTTGAATACCAAATATCAAAAGCTGGCAGTTGATCTAATTCAGAAGTTCCGATTAAAACGTTTGTTTTAGAAGTAAGTAATGCTCTGTATGGATTTCCTAAATCTAAAGCAGAAATCACTCCGTCAAATTCTCTGTGAACATGAATTTCAATTCCGAAAACTCTAATCATGTTTTGTAATGAGAAAGTTCTTTGAGCTGTAATCCCATCAGGAGAGAAACATTCGCAGTTATAAGCTGTTCTATCTGTTAAGCTGTTTAACCATGAAACAAAAACACTAGCCATTGCTTGTGTCATTTCGAAACGCATATTTGTTTCATCCCACCAAGGCTGAACAGATGCATATTCATAAGCTTCTTTTAAGTAAGCATAAAGAGCTTCTCCAGTCAATCCAGTTCCTGCCGCGTTTTCAGTGACAACAATCTTATAACCATCCATTGCTTCGGCTTGCGTAAAAATACCATCAGCAGGACGCAATAAAGGGTAGTTTGGATCTCCAGAACCTGTAGATGTATCGCCAAAGAAAGCAACACGCCACATTGCAGCCTCTAAATTTGTTTGGAATTTTGAAACAATGAATTGAATCAATGCGCTGTTTAAATCAGCGTCTCCGAATAATCTTTTATACTGATTCCAAAACAAAAGGAAATCTTCTGAGAAGGAATTAATACAGATTGGAATTTTACACGCAATCATTCCTAAAGTCCAAGGCTTTGCAGAAAATCCTAAATCTAAATCACAAACAGGTATATTACAGTCTGAAGGATTTTTGTAAGGAAAAGAATTGTAAGCAGGTGCTTTGCTTAAAATTGGAATAATGTTTCCATTTCTCACACCAGTAACAACTGTGTGATTCTCAGCTAATTTTGAAACCTCAAAAGCCTGTTCGAAAACAACATTTGAAATGTCAATTTTTTCTGCTGTAACCAGATCGTCTACTAAAGCAAGAATTGCGGTATCGAAGTTATTTGTAATCGCCATTTCTTTTTTTATTTTTTGTTAATATTTTCTTTCCATTTTGCTACAGCTTCAGAAGTTTTAGAAGGTTTTTTATTCTTAATATCTTCCTGTGTTTTTGTTTTTTCAGAAGCAGGAGCTGGTTTTGATTTTGCTTTGCTTGCCTGAATAGTAGTTTCTAATTCTGAAACTTTAGCCATAAGACCAGCAATAACTTCTTCTTGTTCTGCAATTACAGCATTAGCCGCTTCTAAATCTTCTGCGTTTTCTGTATCAGTCACATATTCAGATTGAATTTCTGTAAGTTCTCCGGCAATGAAAACATAAGTGTCTCCATTTTCCATAATGAAAGAACCATCTGCGTCCATTCCATCGTAGTAAGCTTTATCCCCAACTGCAGGTGTATCTTCGTCACCAAGTTCGTAAAAATCTAAATCTTTACCATCAGCAGTCTGAATCACTTTATTGGAAACTAAACTTAGTTTTTTCTTAGCGTAAAAAACGCCTCTAAGTGCTTTGTTACTCATTTTTATTAATTTATTGTTAGTACTAAATCTTTTTAATGCAACAGGTCTAAAAACTTCTTCAATGTCTGTTGCGAATCTTATTCTTTTTGCTTCTTCTGGAGATATAGAAGTATCATTATTCATTAACGCTAATGCTTCTTCTTCTGTGAGATCAGTATGCAAAGAATAATGTTGTGAAATTCTTTTATCGCATAAAGCTAAATCGTCTGCTACTTTTTGGAATTTCTTAGAATCCATTCCTTCCCATGTATAAGTCCATGCATTATGAACAAATGGATATGTGCTGTCTGTTAGCGTTCTTTTATCCCCAGCTAAAAAAATAACTGTTGCTATTGAACATACAAAACCTTCTCCGAAAGTTTCTACTCTTGCATTATTTTCTTTGGCATATCGTCTAAGAGCGTTGTAAATATCAAATCCAGTTTGTACGCAACCACCAAAAGAACGAATCATTACTTTTATGTCTTTCCCATTGGCTTCCTTAAGCTGTTCTTTAACTACAGTTAAATTTACATAGCCTCCCTGGTCAATTATCCATTGTTCTTCAAACGGAACTATCTCGCCATGTATTAAAATCTCATGCATATAGATATATTTTATGGTAAAAGTAATTGTAATACTTAAATAATATTAAAAATGCATTGTCAATAATTTTAAACACAATATATTTGCCATGTAGTTACGGTCTGAATTATAGGTAACTGAAAAATATTAGCCTTTTGAATGAAACGAAGCTTCAGACCCTTTGTAGATTTTGGAAGGCAATTTTATTTTAATATATTATGAATAATTTTAAAGAATACCAAAGAGTTCAAATATCTGAAATGAGACAAGTAACACAAACAGATATTGATGTGTTTCATAATCACGGATTTATACATATAATCGGATATCCATTTGGATATAATGTGTCTATTTCAGGCGCAGATAAAAATAACGGGAGTCCTAAAATTGGAGATATGATTGCAAGAAATCCAAAAGATTACTCCGATCAATGGCTGGTAGCTAAACAATATTTTAAAGATAATTTTGAAATAATCAAGTAATTATGAAACCAACACTAAACGAAGAAATCGGAATGAGCCAAGAAGGGATTGACTATGTTAATTCGCTTGAAGTAAAAGAAAGTGAAATTATTTCGCAAAGAATAGAAACAAATAAAAAATTAAATGCTATTCTATCAGATCCAAAAACTCATGATTTTATGAGATATATAGATAATCAAAGAATCAAAAAACAATTGCAAAAAGTTTGGGCTTTTGTTTTTGTTGTAATTGTAATTATAGTAACTTATTTTTTAAATAGATAGTTATGAAAAACAATTATGAATTTTTTAAATCCGAAATAAAAAGGTTATCTTTTTTTAAAACATTTATATTTATTTATAACAGAATATTTGTTTTTATTTTTAACATGATAATTATAATTTTATTATATAATATTAATGCTATTACATGGGATTTTAAAATAAATATAGATTGTTCATTTAATTCCATTCCTTTCCCTTTAAGAGGAATTATTATAGGTTTATTTGTTATGTTATTCTCTGTTTCTACACTTACATTATTTCTTAAATTATTGTATAAAACCCCTAGCAATTAGTTAGGGGTTTATTTTTTTCTCCATTTCTCTAACGGCTTTTCTAACCGTGTTTACAGAAACTTTATAATACTTAGCTACCTTTTGGTATCGTTTCATTTTTTCTGGTTCTGATTCATTAGCCAAATACATCGAGTAAATTTCGTAATCATTCATTAAAGATAAAGGAACACGTCCAATCTTTAAAAGAATATTAATTGCATCAAGATTATTATTTATTACATCTATTACTCTTTCCATAGTTCGCATTTTTCAATTGATTGTCTAAGCTTATAAGCTAATGTGCAACCACAATCATTGCACATCTTATTAGACAATTCTTTTATTCTTTCGTCTTTTACTCTTAAAAAATCAATTGGTTCTTCTACAAAGTTAGGGCATTTAATGCATTCTAACAAACGCGTATTTGCCAATTCTTCAACTTCAATAAGAGGATTATCGAAATTGCCCTTACCCTCCTTATAAGGATCAATTCCGACATTCAACAAAGTAGTTATCTTTTTTTTAAAACTTCGCATTTTGCATTACAATTCTATCGTCAGTTAATTTTCTAATTCCGTCTTGGCTTCCTTTATTTGTTCCAAGCTCTGCACCTAATGCTACTGCCTCAGCAATTGCATTAACTAATTGGCTGTCATTTGCTCTCTGTTGTATATTTGTCTGATCTAATATATTAGAACTGCCATTTAATCCTACTCCGCCTCCTGCTTGATTTATTGCACTTAATTCATTTGCAAACATTGCTGTGCTTCGTGCATTAATTACGCTTTCTCCGCTTGATAAATTAGCCCTTATATCATCAGTTGTTCCTCCGCCAACGCCTCTAATTCCAATTACACCACTTGCATAACTTGGAGTTTTGCTTATTGATGGTTCTTTTGTTCCAACAATTCTTTTAACATTTGCTAATCCAGAAGCAACTGCTGCCGCCGCAGCTATACCTCCTAATACCGGACCCACAATTGGTATTCCGGATAAAGAAGAAAAAGCAGATGTTGCAGATTTATAAGTATCAATTGTTGTTTGAGCAATTGCAGCCGCTTTACCTGCTTTGCTTTCTGCTCCAAATATAGAAACTAATCCACCGAATGCATCACTGGCAAGCTGTATTTTATTGTCTTGCTTTTGTTTTTCTATATCAGCCTGCATTTTAGCATACTTAGCATTTATTAAGCTAATGTCTGCTCCAGTCTTTTCTGCATTATCAACTTCTTGTTGTCTTAATATTTCATTTTGTGCTTTTTGAATTTCGGCCTGAGCTAAAAAGTTTTCTTCATTAGTTATTTTTAAAGCTTCTAAATCAGCTAATTGTTTCTCCTGATCAGCAACTTTTCTTTCTTGATCTAATTCTGCATTTGCAACTCTGTTTTCTTCATTAATCGCGTTAATTGCATTATTATATTCTTGTTGATTTATCTGGCCTTGTTCAAGTCTTATTTTTTCAAATTCAGTCTGTAATTGTAATTCATTCTCTAAAGCCTGTTTTTTTAAATCATATTGTTGTTGAGATAGAAATTTATCAGAATCTAATATTTTTTGGTTTTTAGATAATTCGGCATCTAATTCCAATTGAGCATTTTCAATTGTAAGCTCTGCATTCTTAGCTAAATAATCATTTCTTAATTGTAATAATTGTGCATCATATTCTTGTTGGGTTATTTTTTTCTTATCAAGTTGTAATTTTAAATCAGCATATTCTTTATTATAAAGATCATAATTAAACTGATAGGCTTCTTCTGCTGATTTTTTTCTAAATCCTTGTTCTGCTATAAATTCATCAATTCTTGCTTTAGAATTTTTAAGTAATGCCTCTGTTAATTTTTCTTGTCTTTCTTTCTCTTTGTCTGAAGCTTCTTTTCTTAATGAATTTAAATTAGCCAACTGTTCTGATTCCTGTCCAGTAATTCTTTCTTGAATATCTGAAATATTGGTTTGTGCTTCTGCTAATTTATCTAGTGCTTCGGTCGTTTCTCCATCAGACTTAATTCTTAACTTAGCTACTTGTAATTGCTTATTTGCTATAGCTAATTCGCTGTCTGATTGTTTACGCAAGACTTCACCTAATTGGTTGTTTATAGCAATTCTTTTGGATATTGAATTGGTTTCATCATCACGTTGCTGTCTTAGCTTCTCTGCTTGTTTCTGATAATCTAATTGTATCTTCTGCGCCTGTCTTTGCTGTACAGCTAATTCTCCTTCAGCTTTTGCTAAATTAGCCGCCGCAACAGAAGAAGCTTTTACCTCATTTGTGAAATTTCTTATTCCTTTAGCTGCGCTTTCTGCTCCTATAAAATCCAAAACCTTAGCCAATCCCTCAGCAACTAACTCCGCGGTCTTACAAACATTTTCTAAATATTTTATGAATTGATTTGCCAGGAATTCGCCCAAAGGTTTAAGTACTTTAAAAAATCCTTTAAAAACTCCGGTTATTGCTCCAGTTACAACAGCAAGTCTTTGACTGCCTTCTTCTGTGCTTTTTAATGTTGCAGTCGCTAATTTAAAAGCTCCTACTACTAAACCAACCGCAACAGCTAACGTGGCTATTGCCGCGCCTATAGGAGTAGCAATAAAAGCAAGACCTGCTTGCAATGCTCCTAGTATTCCTGTTCTTAAGGCTGCGAATGTATTTGTTAGCAATGGACCTGCTCCACCCGCTCTCTGTGCGCTTGCTACAAATTCATCCCCAGTTCTTCCCAATAAAGTAAATTCCCCTGCTAGACTTTCGCTTTCGCCTCTGGCTTTAGCCATTGAATCAGAAACATCTTCTAATTGTACGTTTAAAATATTTAATTGTTGAATATATATAGTATATTCTTTAGTTCCTTTTTCTGTTGCATCAATTTGTTCTAATAAAGCAACCTTGCAATCATTTAATGCTTTTTCTTCTTCCTCTAAAGCTTTGTAAGCATCAATTATACTTTTAGTATAATTACCCACATTCATTTTTTGCTTAGCAGTTTCTGAACTATTTTCTTTTATAAACTCAGTGTTTTTATCCATCTGAGCGTTAAGCTTTATCAGAAGTGCATTTTCTTCTTCAATAGCAGGGTTTAACTGGTCAGCTACTTTATTTAACGCGATATTTGCCTGTTTAGCCTGAGATTTATTATTAATTTGTCTTTCAAGTGCTTTATTGCCTAAATCAATTAAAGATGTTGTTTTACCTTCTGTGTCTCTATAAGCATTTAATACTGCAGTAGTCTGTGTTATTTCCTTTCTGGAAATATTCATTTGGTTTTTTACAGATTCTTGTGCTTTATATAATTCTTTCTCTTGTTTTACAAGATCCTGAATTTCTTTTGCATTTTTTTCTATAGCTTCAGTATTGTCTCCGGATGCAGAAGTCAAAGCCTCTTGCGCCTTTGTCAGTAAATCAATTTGCTTTTTTACATCTTTACTTTTTTTAGCGGTGTCTTCCTGTTCTTTTTTAAGCGCAAAATATTTTTCCTGCGCTGCATCAAGAGAGCTTTTTAATTTATTAGTATCTAAATCAAACGAAGCCAATGAAACTACTTCTGCCATTTTATAAATTATTTATTTTAATAAATTCTGCTGTTGAATTTTCTCCTTCCTGGAATGAAATTTTATTGCAAATATAATATGCGTTTTCTTGCTTAATATATACTGGTATAGTCAAATCAAAAGCGTTAAAACCATCCACAGATAAAGCAAGGTTTACATTGTGTATTCTAAAATTATCAAATATTTTTTGATATTCAGCATAATAATTATAGATTGATTCTTCAAATAAAGTATCTGTGTTTATAGCTACCGGAATCCAAGGCACTTCTATTTCATCGTTCAGTTTTTCAGAAATTAATTTATAATCAGATCCATCAGATAAAGTTTGAATCTGCTTTCTAATAAAATAAAATCTTCCAGACAATCCTTTATATTTAATTACACTTTCCTCTGTTGCATTGTCTTGCGTTATTTCAAACTGCCAAATTTTATATTTATTACTTTTTATACTAAAAAAAGCTTCTGTAACTAATTTTTTATCAGGTGCATAAATTTTAGAATTTGCCAAAGTTTTTTCATCATCTATGTTTTTATTTGGAACATATAAATAACCATCCCCAGTCAAATCTGTATCATCATTTCTTTTTAATGCAAATATATTTTTCTGAGCATACCCATTAGTGTATGTTTCGCCTCCGTCTCGTGATACGAAATAGTCAGATAAATTTTGAGCATTTGAAAAACTTATCCTGCTGGATATTGTTTTAAACTCTACCGTATTTGTATTCTTATTAAATACTGGAGTTAATGCAGTTCTCCATAAAATTTCTTTTATAAAATCTTTAATTCCGAAATCTTTAAATTCATTTTCTAAATTGGTTGTTCCTAAATCTGTTTTGCTAATATTAAAAGTCAAAATATTAAGCCTAAATTCTAATAATCTATAATCTCTGCCTCTAAAACTTAAAGAGGCAGGAACATAAGTTCTTACACTAATAACATCACCTACATCACAGCTTAAATTAAATTCTATATTTCGTTCTGACCCATCAAAATTAGCTTCATAATCGCTCAATATAGACCCAACTATTACTCCGTTTTTTAAAATATCTATTCTAGTAGCAACATTTTCATTTTTGTATTGAGGTCTTCTAAATATTGCATATTGTTCTATTGACAATTCAAAGAAATATGAATTTGTTTCGGGTATATTATACCTCCAATTATCAGGTTGCAAACTTCCTTCTTCTATTATTGTTGAGTTCCAATTATATTGGGAAGATGGTTCGCCTATTCCTGCGTTTACCGTATATTGATTTGTGATATATGCATTTTTAATTCCGGTAAATATAAGCTCGTTTACTTGTCCTTCGGCCGTATCTTTTGGATAAGTAATATACAACCCATCGATATAAGACAAATTAGTATAATCACAATTAAAACCAAATGTTGAAAAAATCAATTCCCATAACTTACGAACAGAAAAAGACGGGGCTTGATAATCAATATTTATTCCTTCTAAATAAACATTCTTACCCCCATAATCTCCAATTATGTAGTTGTAATATTCGTTTGTAAAACTTGCCGCAACAGTACTGACTAATTTTTCATGATTGAAATTTGATAAATCTAAATCCCGGCCAATAGTTTTATTTTCAATTGCTTTGAAGAAATCAATCATTCCATCGTATATGTTGCCTTTGTAGTTTTCCTTTGTAGATAAAGGAATAAACCATCCGTCTGATATTAAATCAAAACCATCAACTTTTAATCTGGCGGAATTTCTTTGATAAGGAACATATGATCTATCGCCAGGTATTCCCAAAAACTGCATTGCCTGAGTATTTGCAGGAGTGAATTCAAATTCAAATGAAGTAGTATAAGAAACTGCAACATTAGCAATATCAAATATATCTGAAATTTGCTTTGTAAATTTT